GTTCAGCATCGAACAGACTAGCTTCTTACTATTGACATAACGAGTTAGAAAGTAATTAGCGTAAGCCCTTACTTCTTCGTAGTTTTCACTTACGTATCTGTCAAGCGTTCGCTTCAAACCATTGTAAGAACTCATTGTAAAATTGTGTTCGTTCCTGAGGGGCGCACAAACAACGGCGGTCGTATTGCCCTGTAACCCTGTTTTTAATTGTTTGCAACTTACGTAAGTGCATTTTACTAAGCCTTTGAGGGTTCAAGTTGGCTAGTATTTCGTTTATTTCTAGTAATTCAGCCTTGTTAAGCATAAGTCAACAACGTAAGAACATAAAGAAACAAGGCACGCGGTAAGAAATTCTCCGCTTAAAGCCCACGTAGTCCAGAACCCCATACACTTAGGACAACCAAACGCATTGTGTAAATAGATTGTAAGGCTATTTAAAGGCACTTCTGTAAAGATGCGGTCTATCAGGTCTTGTAATGGCTCAAAGTTCGTTAAAAACCAAGCTAAAGCCGTGTAAAGTAGTATTTCCATGTGTTTAATTTCTAAACAAATATATGTTTAATTTTTAAACAAGACATATTTTAAACAAAAAAGCCCCTTTTTACGGGGGCTAGTTACTAGTGTAGGTGTTTATAAAGGTATTCGTCTAGTTTAATGAGAGTCGAAAGGGCTACGTCTTTGCCGTCTAAGAAATTGTTTATTTGAAAGTGGTGAAACTTGCCAGTCCGTTCTTTTATTTCGGTTACTATTTGGTTTCTTGTCCGTGTTTTCAACAATTCCTTAAGCCCACGCCTTAACGCTTCGTCTTGAATAAACATGATCATGCTTTAAAAGGGTAAGTCGTCGTTTGAAACTAGGGGTGCAGATTGTGGGGCTACGTAAGGTTCAGAAAAAGACGCGCTAAAATAACTATTTCCGTTACTTGACGTCTTAACCCACAAAGCTACTTCCATTTCTTTGCCGTTTACGTTCACTTTTCCCCTGTAGTCGGGTTGGTTCTGGCTCGTTTTCTTGTCGTTCTTGAAAATTGCACCCGTGTTTGTTTTGTTTTCCATGTTATTTTTAGTTAAAGTTACAAAATATTGAGTAGATTATTAGCATTAAACCTACTGCGAGAATAGCCATAGTGCCATAAGCTGCCATTTCTTCTCGTCTGTCGTCTTTATTTAGTTTCATTGTTCTTGTTTAAATTGTTTTACTTCGTCTTTTAGTCGTTCTACGTAAAGAGTCGCGTCCATAAGTTCGTCTTGTAGGTGTGTGAGCCATTCTAAGGCGCTTAGGTCGTTTCTTTCAAGCGTTGTGTTGTACTTCATTATTCCGAGTTTCGAACGTTCGTTAAAACGGGCCAAAACACGTAATACTATTTTGTCTTCTATTTGCTGTTTCATAGGAAATTGTAAAGGGTTTCGTAATACTCACGGCATAGTTCGACGCGTTCTTTTATTTGTTCTATTACTTCGTCGTCACGTTCAACCTCAAAGACTTTCACACGTCGGTTGTCGGGTATATGGTCAAAGTTGTGGCGTTTCTGTACTTCGTCTATTAGATCCAAACTTTCTTCTAAAAAATTAGCGTTCCAGTGCGCGCGTCTTATTTCGTCTTGAACCATGTCTAGCGGTGTATTGACTAGGCAGTATACTAGTAAACTTTTTTGTTTACCTGTAAGCCACATATAGCCCTGTAATTGATAGTAATAGTCTTTAGTCGGTATTTCTGTAGCAAAGAATGGGAATGTAGTAGCGTCCCAAGAACTTTTTACGTCTAGAAGTACGTCGTTCGTGTTTACGTCGGGCGTACCTGCTACCCAGTCGTTACTGAAATGCTCGTCGTTCTTATAAAGAAAGCCTAAGTCTAAGACGTCGCTAGCTAGTTTAATGCTTTCGTCTTCTACTAAGTTACCTTTGTCGGTGTAACGTGAGTTAAACGTCTTGACTATTCCGTATTTTGCTAGTAGAACTTGCTCTTCTACGTAGGTCTTAGCCGTTTGGCTTAGTATTTCGCTTTTTGAACGCGGTGACGTCATTACTTTACCAAGCGCCGAGCATCGTACTTTAAAAGCAGTCATAGGGCTTCGAGCATTTCGGTTTGTGACTCAGTCAAAGCAAAGCTAGACGTTATCTTATCCTTAGTTACTTTGCCTTCTACAATAGCTTTGCACGCGTCCTGAAAGCGTTTGTTATCAATAGCAGGTAATTTCTTTACTTGTTCACCGCTTGCGTCCGTGTCTTTGTCGGTAACTAGGCCTAAAGCTGAACTGAGGGCGTAACGTCGAACGTAAGTAATAGCTGACCCCATAACTTGGAAGTCGTTCATGCCTTTGAGTTGTACGCCTTGCGGTATTGCAGTAGTGCTACTAATTTCTTCGCCGCTTTCTACGTGGAAAATGCACGTTACTAAGTCTGTGCCGTTAATTAACTGCGTAAAGCCTAGCCCGTGTTTCTTTAGTAGCGGGTTAATCTTTTCGAAAATAGCGGGTAAGTCGGCGTAAGAATAGCCGAACCCTTGCGTTCCTTTGTGAATTACAGGGACTTCTTGTTGGAAATTAGCCAACGCTTTAAATAAATTTTTCATAGCTTGTTTTTAAATTGTTATATGCAAATATAACACTTATTTTAATTCCTTGCACTTTTTTTTGTACGTCGATATAATTTTTTTTAGTTCGTCGGTGGTGTACTTACGCACCTCATGGGCCTCAGCGTGTAATTTTAGCAATCGTTCAGCGCCTATTCGCTTTTCAATTCCTATTTGATATTCCAAAAGGTTGCCGTGTTTGTATCGGTTACAGGTTACGCATTGTGCATGAACGTTGTCTTCATTGAATGTAACGGATTTGTGTCCGCCCATGCTGAAATAATGGCCAGCATCGTACTTTTCACCTAAAGAACCGCTGCAACTTACGCAAGGTTTGCCTTGATCCCTTAGGCGTATGTATGTATTAAATACTTTTTGAGCTTCTTTAAGCCAGTCTGAGTTCGTTTTTATTTCGTTCTTAAGCTTGGCCTTCGTCTTTTTCCATTCCTTAGCCTTGACTTCTTCTACAAACGCTTTAATACATTCGTCTTTTAGGCAGTATTTTGCATTAAAACGGACAGGCTCAAACTTGTCTTTACAATTTTTACAACGTGGCATTACGTAGGAATTTTAAGGCTTGGTTTTTATTCTTAAAGTGATGCTTTCATAGGTCTATGTTTTTGAACTTTAGTTCGTTTTTTAGTTCTTGGTAGGCTACTCGAAGTTCAGCGTTACGTCTAGCTAGTTGATTAAGTTCGCGGTTCAGGCCTTTTATTTCGTTTTCCATTTCGATTATTACTAGTTCGGTCTTTAGAAGTTGTTCTTCGCTTTCTTTACTTCCTTCTATGTAGTCCTTTGCGTCGGGTTTGTCCTTTTCTAGCTTTTCGCGTACGTTTTTAATTCGTTCACGAACGCACCAAATAACGTTCTTAGCCCATAGTATTTTTAATGATAAATCCATTTTAAAAAGGTGTTTGGTTTGCTAATCTACGAAGCTTTGCGCTAGTATTTTCTAGTTCTCCGTCAGGTAGTTTGGTTTGTACTTCTTTTGGTCGGTGTTTTTGTAGTGGGTCTACGCCGTTAATTGTAAAGCCGATTCCCGAGTTAAAGCTACAATAAACTGGCTCATTAAGTGGCGTGTGCTTACCTCCCGTTTCAGTATCCTTTACTTTTTCTACTCCTACCCAAGTAATTAACTTCATTGTTTCGTGTTTGATTAGGCGGTGTATTACAAACATATCGTCACATCGGTTCAAGAAAGCCTTACCTCCCTCAATATGGTCTTTAAGTGGTGGTTTAAGATGTCCTTTCCATTCTCCGTCTTGATACAAGTTTCCCGTTCTACCTGATTCGGAGTTAGGATGCGTGTTTATGTAGATTGTCATTCCCGTTTGATTGACAAATTGCCTTGCTCGGTTCATAAACTCGTAGTTACCTGCAAAGCTCATCTCTCTATCAAGTCCTGTAAATGGGTCTATCAATCCTACTTTCGCTCCGCTATTTTTAAACAATTCGAGTATCTCATCAGGTTTGTAGAGTTTCGAGTTGTCTATGAATGTAAAGAACTGCTCCAAGTACGCAAGGTCACCGCTTATTTGTGAGTGGCTTAGTTTACTGAAGTGCTTACCTCTGTACATTTGAATCATATCTCGTAGGATTTGACCTTTTTGATTCTCTCCTGACCAAATGCAGAATGTAAGTTCGTGTTTAAGTGCGAGTGTAAGAAAGTACCAGTTTATCCAATACGTCTTTCCAACATTGTCGTGTCCTAAAATGATGTTGAGTTGCTTAGGTTTGAATCTTAGGTGTTCATCTAAGAAGCAGTCAAGACC